AGTCAAGCAATGTAGCCAAGCATAAAAAAACATCAGCAAACTGCTTGCAGTTCATAATTATGGAGGCAATATTATGGAAACCAAGATACGCGTGCTGATCGCCGACCCAAACGAGGATTTTCAGCTGTTGATGAAGAGCCTGCTTTCACAGGAGGGGGATATGGAAGCGGCGGGGACATCCTCCGACGGTTCGGATGCGCTTGCCAAGATCGAAGCGCTGCACCCGGACGTTGTGCTGCTGGAGCTGGTGCAGCCGCGGCTGGACGGACTGGGCGTGCTGCGCAAGCTCGCCGAGAAGGACTCCGCGCCGCCGGTGGTCGTACTTACCGGGTTTGTCAACGCACATGTCGTTGCCGAGTGCGCGGAGCTCGGCGCGGCATACTTCCTCTCCAAGCCGTGCGACACGCCGGAGCTGATACAGCGTCTGCGGCAGTGCGCGCAGACAGGCAAAAAGCCGCTGTCCGTCACCGGAACAAGAAGTTCCGCGGCGATCGCGCCGGAGGCGAAGGCGGACAACGCCTCGCTCGAGAGCGTCGTTACCGACATCATCCACGAGATCGGCGTTCCGGCGCATATTAAGGGGTATCAGTATCTGCGCGAGGCGATCATCCTCACGATCAACGACATGGACGCCATCAACGCCGTGACGAAGGTGCTCTATCCGGAGGTCGCGAAGAAGTTTTCCACGACGCCGAGCCGCGTAGAGCGTGCCATCCGCCACGCAATCGAGGTCGCGTGGGACCGCGGTGATGTGGAGACGCTGCAAAAGTTTTTTGGCTATACCGTTTCCGGTGTTAAGGTTCTTTATAGCCAAACAAGTTCAAAAAAGATGTCGCCGTTTTCTGAAACTACAATCCGGCGAATGAAGCGATTCCACACTTCCTTTTTTCCACTTGGCGGAAGTTTGTCGTATGCGTCCAGCAACGACATGACAAGTTCTTCGTTGATGGGCTTTGGTTCTGGCGGAACGTTCAGTTTTTCTTTTAGAGCAGTGTATTCCATTTCGTATTTCTCGCGGCTTATGAGATCGGCTAGGTAAAGGTCTGTCAGCTTGTCCATTTTGCGTTTGATTGCCGCCGTATCAACCGGCGGCTTTGTTTTTCCCGCCTTGAGCTTTGCATTGTGCGCCTGTACCTCGATTGGCAACTTGGCAAGCAGATATTTTTCTAGCGTCGCCTCGTTGATTCTCTTTTTGTGGCGGCAGATACCCATTTCATAGTTTTTGCATCGATAATAAAAGTAGTCTGTCCCGCGTTGCCGCGTGGAATGCGTAACAAGACGATGGCTGCATTCGGCGCACCAGACAAGGCCGGAGAACAGCCAAGTATGCTTTGATCCGTTGTTGCGAATGCTTCTTGCCGTCAGCATCCGTTGTACAAGGGCAAAATCCTCCGGCGGGATCAGCGCGTCGCAGACTTTTATTCCGTTGTTAAGGCCGACATATCTCTCGTTGCTCAATGCGCCTTTTACATGGTGATTTGCTCTCATTATTCCAAACTCGGAAACGAGCATCTTTTTGACGTGGTTGACGCTTCCCGTTGCGATGTAATCTTCAAACATTCGCCTAGCAATATGCGCCGTTTCCTCGTCGATGCAAAGGCGGCTTTCGACGGCCTTTAACCCGATGGGCGTTTTCCCCGCCGGGCATAGACCAAGCTCTCGCTTGTGCTGCATGATTCGTTTAACACGCTCTGACGTTCTGTCTGCCTCGTCCTGCGCGACGGACAGCATTATATTGACCTTTAACCGTCCGGCGGCTGTGGCGGTCTCATAATCCTCGTATGTCGCTTGCCAGACAACGCCGTGCGCGTCGAGGACTTCCTGCGCCTTATAAAATTCCCCGATGTTTCGGAACCACCGGTCGAGCTTTGTGAACGCTACGAGATCGATTTTCCCCGCTTCCACGTCGGACAGAAGCCGCTGCAATTCAGGGCGCTTTGACACGCTTTTCCTGCCGCTTACCCCGGCATCGACGTAATAATCAACGACCTTGTGCTTGTTTTCCTCCGCCCATCTTTTCAGGCTGTCCTTCTGGTCATCGACGGAAAGGCCGTGAACGGCTTGTTCTTCCGTGGAGACGCGGACATAAAGTGCAACTCTCATTTCTTTTTCCCCTTGTAAATGCTTTTGAAGGCGTAAATGATGGTTGCGACGGAGGCGTTCAGTATCAGGGCGAGGACGCCCGCAAAAATGCTTGTCCCAGCCGAGCGGAAAATACCGGCGGTCTCTACCTGGATGTCAAATATTACGTACCATACAACGGCGCACAAAAGAATACTGCATACGCCTATAAGCATATAAATTGTCCTTGTGTGGGTTTCCCCCTGCTTTCTCAGCCCTGCGTTCATTTCTTGCAGATGCTTTACTTCGCCGGATAACCGCACGTTCTCTAATTCCAGATCATGGACATGCTGTGTGTCCGGCTGTTCATCCAGACCGACAAGCTCATTCAGCGATAGATTCAATACCTTGCAAGTGGCAGCGGCATAAAAAAGGAGCGGGTGCTTGACCCGCCCTGCATTTGTGTCGCATACGTTGTTATAAGGAACGCCTGAAAGGTCTGACAACTCTTGCAGGGTGAAGCCGCTGGCATTTTTCGCTTTGCGAAGTTTGGCTGGATACTCGTCTAAGTAAGGTTGTAGGTCTGTGAGCGCGGACACTTTTTCTCCATCTCCATTCAGTTGTTGGATTTCCCGAAAGTTTTGGGAACGGTTCTTGAATCTTCCTCCTGATTTGTGATTTACAACATGGACTTTATGGGCAAGAGCGGGTACGCTTGAGATGTGGCAGACGTGTCGGTTTACCACCTTACCCGAAGCCCCGGCAGAGGTTGCCGCCAACGCCGGGGCGCTTCTCACTTTATGATGTAAGCAGACGCCTCATAAGACGTTATATCATTGAAGTTGACAAAGCGCTGCATTTCGCGCCCGTCCATTGTCTCAAATTCCGCCTCGCTGTCCTCATGTATCGGATCGGAGATATAAGACGATATGACGCCGACCGGATCATCGCCGGAGAACAGAACAACATAAATGTTACAATAGGATACCAGTTTTCCGGTCGTGTTTTCCACAATGCCGGAAGCAACGACGCCGGACGGGTTATACGGGCGGGTGTCTCTGCCGAAGGTCACGTCCTTTGTCGGCAGAAAAGTAATTTCCTCGAACGCTTGTTGAAAGTCAATGGCCGGAACGGCGGTAAGATTCCGCTCTTCGGTTGTGATAACTTCCTGCTGGAAGAAGTACGATTTTTCGCCTGGCTTTATGACGCTGGGATAACCGCCACCGATGTTCTTCGTTTCAACAATGTTTCCGGCTTCGTCCACGAGATCGACATAGCTTGGCTCTTCATAACCTAACGTTATGTTGCAGTCGCCCTTATTTTCGACGACGAAAAGGATTTGAGCGAACGTGTTTCGCCCGGAGTCGTCCGTTCCAACTTTGCAGCTTGTGTACGTTATTTCGTAATCAATTATCGGTTCAGGTTCCGGCGTCGGCTCCGGCGTGGATGTTGCTTCAATAACCGGACTGGATTGTTCTTGCGCTGTTTGCGTTTCTGCTCCGCACGCGCAAAGGGCTAAAACAAGAGCCAATACCGACGCAAGCGTAAGGATTATCTTTCTCATGGCATCTTATCTCCTATAATTTTTGTTGCGGATATGTTCAAAATAAATTTCTACGCCAAAAGAATCAACAGAAAATTGTCGAAAAAACAATTTAGGGAAGTGATAAAATGCAAACACCCGTTGACGCACCGGATCGCTACACCCGCAGGATCGACTTCCTGCTCAAATTCTACAAATTCATCATAATGGAGGATAAGAATGAGCGAGAACGAAAAGAATCTACTTGCGGAGAAAGAAAAAGCTGAAATTGAAAAAGCAATTCAGGATCCTGCTTTGCGAGAGGCTATCATCTTAATTTTAGAAGAAGCAGGATTGCTTCCTTAACATTGTCGTCCGCCTTTTCGTAGGCGGCTAAAATTTGCCAATCAGAATACTTAGGGGAAAGCTCTTTGTCGGTATCGACAGGGAGCTTTTCTTCTTTTTCGTCAAAGTAGGAAACAGGAACATTAAACACCTCTGCGAGTTTCGCAATGTTCTTGTCGGTTGGCGTTTGCCCTCTTTTCCATCCATTTACAGATGTTTTAGAAAGTCCGGCGTTTAATGCTGCGCGGGATGGTGATATTCCTGTGGTATTACATAACTTAATAAACTGTTGGTAAAACGCCATAAAACTCCCCTGCCTTTTTGTTTAGAATGCCGAAGTTACCGAAGTTAGCAAAAAGATGTTTACTTCAATAACGTCATGGGTTATAATGCAATCATGGTTAGCAAAGTTAATAAAGCGCAGCTGCTTTTGCGCCCCGTTTCTGCTGTTTTGTAAGTGCAATTTCATTATAGCAGACGGTGTTAACTTTTGCAACTATCAAATCGAAATAATTTGATGGGGGTGAAAAAAGTGAATCTTCCCGAAGCATGGACTGGACGGCTGATCGGCAAGATGCATAACAACGGCATCACGAACACGGAGCTTGCCAATCGGCTTGGCTACCACAAGGCGTATGTCAGCATGATCCTGAATGGTCAGCGAAGCCCAAGCAATGGACGTGCCAAACTTGAGGCGGCTGTCGATGAGATCATCAAGGAACGGAGGGAGAACGGTGCAGACTGAAATGACGGTAGCGGACGGCGAGCGCTTTGCCGCTATTGTTTGGCAGACTTATGCGAAATACTTCAACGTCACCGTTGAGCCCTTGAACCAGCGCAAAAAGGAGAGGAAGCCCGATGACGGCCCCGTGTAAGGACTGTTCCGAGCGCTTCGTCGGCTGTCATGCATCCTGCCGCCGGTACGCCGAATTTAAGGCCGGATGTGAAGCCCGGCGGGAAGCGCGGACAAAGCTGTACCCAATCGCCGATTACACCATCGACATCACCAAGCGAGTACAAAAAGCGGCACACCGCCGCAGAAAGTAGGAAAAACAACCATGACAAAAGCAAAGGCAACGTTCGCCACCACCGCGATCATGACGCTTCTGGCGCTTGTGATCTTCTTCGTCTGGAAATTCGGAAAATATAACGGTCTCGGCTTCGCCGTCATCGAGGGCATCTTCGCCGTCTACGGATTTTCGAGCCTCGCCGATGACTGCTGCCGCTGGCTGCAAATGCCGGACACGGCAATCATGCAGAGAGGAGGGCGGCATTGAACGACACACGTTACACGGCCATCGCCGCCGCCCTCCGGGAAGAGTTCCCGAAAGCCAACAAGGGAACGGTGAGCATGGCGCTCCACACGAACGACTACGGCGTTAAATTCTGCACCAGAGCGCAGGAGATATACGACGCCGTTACGCAGCGAAAGCACCGCACAGCGCGTTAAACAAGCGCTGGAAAGAAACGGCATCGCGTCCATGCAGACGTTTTTGGAATCCCTCGTGCTGGCATGGCTCGCACAGTCTGAATGTTCCACCACATGGGCGGAAAAAAGGCGAAAGCGCCGCCGGTGGAGATGACACCGACGACGCTTACAGGAAAAACAACCTTGCTTCAAATTCTACCGCAAAGGAGGCGGATTTGTCAAGTGTCCAGAACGTGCCGCTGCCGTGACTGCGGCGAGGACGGATTCTACCCCGTCGTCTATGCCGACGAGGGATACGGCTGGGAGCGCTGCCCTACCTGCGGGTCTGACCGTATCGAATGGGGGAATAAATGCCCCTTGTGCGGACGGTACGCCGAGGGAATCTACTGCGACGACTGCGCCCAGAACCTCCGCGACCGCTTCCACGAGCTTTTAATCTGTAATTTTGACAAAGAAGAGATCAAAGCATTAAACGAAATTTTTGATGGAAAGGAACTTGAATAATGGCTTACTACAAGAACGAATTTGACACCGGCTTCGTCGTTGACGAAAAGACCGGCGAGAGCACGGCAATGTTTACCGTCGGGATCACAGTCGCTGAATACCGCGAGCTCGTAGATAGAGCAGGAAAAAACGACGCGGCGCGTCTCGCGGATGACTACTGGAAGATGCGCACGGAGAATATCGCCCTGCGCGCCGAGCTTGACGATTTCCGGAAGAAGCTCGCGGAGGCAAAGGAGGCGGCGGAATGAGCGAGAACTATTTTGTTGAGCTGAACAACATCAACGTCAACGGCAAGACGGAGAAGAAGAACGGCCTCACCTACCTCTCATGGGCCTGGGCATGGGGCGAGGTCAAGAAGCTGCACCCCGATGCGACGTACACGATCTACGAGAACGCGGACGGCCTCTTCTATCACACCGACGGGAAAACGTGCTGGGTCAAAACCGGCGTTACCGTGAACGGCGTTGAGCACATCGAATACCTCCCCGTTATGGACTTCAAGAATCGCTCCATTCCGGTCGAGCAGGTCACGAGCTTCGACGTAAACAAGGCGATCCAGCGCAGCCTTACCAAGGCTGTCGCCCGTCACGGGCTCGGTCTTTACATCTACGCCGGGGAGGATCTGCCGGAAAGCGAAGCGCCGGAAGAGAAGCCCACAGCCGTTCCCGCTCCAAAGTGCGCCGATTGCGGCGGAATGCTCTACCCGATCAAAAAGCGCGACGGTACGATGTGGAGCGTGTCCGACATGGCGGAATACTCCCTCCGCCGTTTTGACCGTATCCTTTGTCCTGACTGCCAGAAAAAGGCGTTCAATATGGAGAAGCTCGAAGAACAGGCACAGGCCCTTAATCACGAAGACGCTGGTGATCGTCTGTGAAGGTTGACAAGGCAATCTGGGAGGGCGGCTATCTCAAGCTCCATACCGCGGACGTGGACGCGAGGCATTTTGCCTACGCGTTCACGCCGGGGGAATACGAGATCAATGTGAAGAAATCCCTCCGCAGCCTCGACGCGAACGCTTATGCCTGGACATTGATCGACAAGCTCGCCAAAGCTACCGGCGTTCCGGCGTCCGAAGTCTACCGCCGCGCCGTCCGCGACGTTGGCGGCAACATGAAGATCGTCTGCATCCAGTCAGCGGCGGCGGAAGAGCTGCGGCAAGTCTGGGCATCAAACGGCCTCGGCTGGCAATCTGACGTCACAGCATCCAAGATCCCCGACTGCGTGAATGTGATCCTCTATTACGGCTCTTCGGTCTTTTCCCGCTCCACGATGAGCCGCCTTATAGACAACCTGATTCAGGACGCCAAGGCCGTTGGTATCGAGACCATGCCGCCGGACAAGCTCACCGCCCTGCTCGGGGAATGGGAGGAAAAACGTGAAAAGAATCTCAAGCAAACGCGCTAAAGCGTGCGCCATTCCAAAGGCTGTCAAAGAGCGCGTTTGGGAGCGCGACAACCACTGCTGCGTTTACTGCCACTCACTCAATGCAGCCCCTAATGCGCATTTCATCCGGCGATCACACGGCGGTGCGGGAATCGAAGAAAACATACTGACGTTATGCCCGGCGTGCCACTACCAATTTGACAGCGGCCCAAAAGAAACGCGGGAGGAAATGTACCGATACTTCCGCGACTATCTGAAAATCTTCTATCACGATTGGGACGAAAAAAATTTAATCTACCGAAAGGATAATCCAAGATGGCAATGAACACATGCGTCCTCATGGGACGCCTTACACGAGACCCGGAGAAGCGTTACACGGCGAACAACACGCCGGTCGCGTCGTTTGCGATCGCCGTTGACCGCTTCAAGGAGGGCACGGACTTCTTCGACATTACCGCATGGCGTGAGACCGGCGAGTTTGTATCCAAGTGGTTTTCCAAGGGCGACATGATCTGCGTCCGCGGGCGCATTCAGAACCGCGACTGGACGGACAAGAACGGCAACGCCCGCCGGTCAACGGAGATCGTTGCCGAAGAAGTCAGTTTCTGCGGCGGCAAGAAGCCCGACCAGAAGGAAGCCTACGAACGGGCGGCGAGCTTGGAGCCGGTCGAGGATGACGGACAGCTTCCGTTTTAACGGAGGCGCACAATGGCACTAGAGAGCTTCAATGCCTATCACAGCTACCTCGACACCATGGAAGCGCTGAATGACGCGGAGTGCGGGAGACTGTTCAGGGCGCTGCTAGAATACAGCGCGACCGGCGCAGCTCCGGAACTCCGCGGTAATGAACGCTTTGTCTTCCCCGGCATGAGGTCGCAGATCGATAGGGACATTGAGAAATACAACGCCAAATGCGCGCGAAACCGCGAGAACGGAGAAAAGGGTGGGGGGCATTCGCCCCCGAACGCCCCCGAACGCCCCCGAACGCCCCCCAAGGACAAGGACAAGGACAAGGACAAAGACAAAGACAAAGACAGATGTTTTACCTCTGACGAGGAAAAACATAAAGGCGCTTCCGCGCTGGATGCGGCTTTGAACGATTTTGCCGAAATGCGGAAAAAGATGCGCAAACCGCTTACCGACCGCGCCCTTGCTCTCACGCTTTCCGAACTGGAAAAGCTCGCACCCGGCGATGACGAGAAGAAGATCGCCATACTCAACCAGAGCATCCAGCGAGGCTGGCAGGGTGTTTTCCCGCTCAAGGACGAGCCGGAAGCGCCAAAGAAAACAGTTTCCGCCCCGCATGGAGATGACATAGACCGTCTCGAAAGGCTTCTGGCAAATCTTAAAAATAAACCAAACGAGGAGGAAAGACCATGAGCGATAATATGCACGGCTTTAAAGCCTATGAACCCGGCTTGATCTGCCGTGGACACAAATACGAAGAGAACACGGTTTACAAAAAATCCGGTCACGGCATCTGCGTTCCGGGCGTAACACACTACTGTGTTAATCCGTTCGACGTTTTAGACCATTACCCGCTTGTCCGACCGGACGGACAGTTCAGCGACTTTACAACCGTGGAAGCCATCGATCCTCCGGTAACGGATGACGACAAGAAATTCGCAACCAGCACGATTAAAATCGGCGCAAAGCTTGGCTTTTCCGGCTTTATTCAGGCGTGCGTTGATTTTCTTTTTGAGAAAACGATTAAGAAAATGCCGAAGCCGGAGGACGTTGACGTTTCCGATGCCGCGCAGATCGGCAGTTCCGGCGATGCCGCGCAGATCGGCAGTTCCGGCAGATACGCGCAGATCGGCAGTTCCGGCAGATACGCGAAGATCGGCAGTTCCGGCGATGCCGCGAAGATCGGCAGTTCCGGCAGATACGCGCAGATCGGCAGTTCCGGCAGATACGCGCAGATCGGCAGTTCCGGCGATGACGCAAGAATTGTGATCGAGAATGTCCACGGCGTCGCGGCGGCTATCGGCAAGCGCGGGAAGATCAAGGCTCCCGTTGGTACATGGTGTACTCTCGCCGAGTACGGCGAATGGGACGGCGATGGATACCCTTGCATCTGCGTTAAGTCGTACCAGGTGGATGGTGAGATCATCAAGGCGGATGTATTTTACACTCTCCGCAACGGCGAGATCGTAGAGGCGGAAGAATGATCTACATCGGCATAGACCCCGGCAAGAACGGCGGCCTCGCCATTCTGCAGGGTGAGGAAGTCCAGACGTTCCGGTACGACCGAGACACCTACCGCTGCGGCCTATCCGATCTTCGCGGGGAAAAGGCGGTGTGCTGCTTAGAGCACGTCAGCGCCATGCCGGGGCAGGGAGTGACCTCTATGTTCCACTTCGGCGAGGGCTTCGGGTGGCTGCAAGGGATGCTGGAAGCATACGAGATACCGTATGAGCTCGTCCGCCCTCAGAAGTGGAAGAAGGAATTTTCCGTCACGGCGGACAAGAACACGTCCATAGAGGTCTGCAAGCGGCTTTTCCCCGGCGTGAATTTGATTCCGCCGGGCTGCCGCAAGGAGCATGACGGAATGGCGGAATCTTTACTCATGGCACTCTACGCCAAGCGGAGGCTCGGATGAAACGAATTGACCTTACCGGGCAGCGCTTCGGACGCCTGACGGTCATCCGATACGACCACACAACGGAAAAGGGGAATGCTTGTTGGCGCTGTCGGTGCGACTGCGGAAATGAGACGATTGTTCGGCGTCAGAATCTGCAATCCGGTCTTACACAATCCTGCGGGTGCCTGAAAAAGGAACGTGGCCCGAAAAAGGCCGAAGTGATGCGAGAGGCACGAAAGGAAAAGACACGGCACGATCTGACAGGGAAAGTGTTCGGGATGCTTACCGTTCTCGGCCCGGCAAGGATGGCAAGCTGGCGCTGCTTGTGCGAATGCGGGAAGGAGGTCGTTTATCAGACAGCAGAGCTGCTGCGCGGGACAAGAAAATCCTGCGGCTGCGGGCCGAAAGGCTCAAAGCGTGTTAACCTTGACGGTCAGCGGTTTGGAAAGCTTGTCGTTCTGCGGCGGAATGAAGATGCAACGATGGCGCTGAATCACCCGGTCTTTGACTGCCGCTGTGACTGCGGTCGTGAGATAACCGCATACGGACATGATTTACGGAAAGGAAGAAAAACCTCCTGTGGCTGCGACAAAAAGACGCCGAAAAGCGAGTTTGCCGACTTTGCCCGCCGACACGGATGCAGCGTGTGCGCGGATAGGAAGGACTGCGACATGACATTCTGCAAATACGAAAAGGAGCTGATTACATGACATACAAAGCAGCAAAACGAATCCTGCACCCTGACACTACGCGGGAAGCGCTTGCCGAGATCGAGTTCTTAGGAGGTTTCAAAGGCAAGGAGAAATTGCAGGAGGCGGTAGACGAGGCTTGCCTTATGGCGTGTGAGGCGCTGGACAAGCAGATTCCGAAGACGCCGAACAGCGGCGTTGACAGGACATGGGGAACGCCTACGAAAGAAGCAATTTGTCCCGCATGTGATTACGCCCTTGGACATTGGGAATTTATCGGCGGTGGTAAGAAAATCACATACTGCGAGCATTGCGGACAGGCGATTGATTGGGAGGGCTGACCATGTCTGAATACACGAAAATTAAAACAGCGCGGACGATTATCTGCGAATTATGCAACGAGCTCTACCCAGACGATCCTTGCGAACCGGCAGACTGTGACTGGCTGCGGATGCTCGAAGAGGACGCGCTTTCCTGCGACAACTGCAAATGGCTCGGCAAGCGTCACCAGAAGTGCTCCTGCTGCCGGAGAAATCACGGCATTAAAGACAACTATGAGGAGAAAACACCATGACACACAAAGACTTTTCAACGATTCAGCGCATGTTAGGCTTCATCGAGGGCGCTATATTCGACCTCGACAAAAGCGTAAGCTGTGGCATTCTCGACGCTATTAAAGTTATCGACACAACGCTTGAAAAAGAAGTTCGGACGGATGGAGGCGATGACAATGACTGAATACATAAAGAGCGAGACGTTGATTAACCATCTGGACGCTTGCATGGATACGATTTGGAAGCCTGAAATTGTCGCATTGAAGTGCTTTGTTGAAGGGATTCCTGCCGCCGACGTTGCGCCTGTACGGCATGGGCGGTGGGCGTTGAATAAGAAATACGGCGATTATGAATGCTCCGAATGCGGGCAAGGAGACGTTAAGGCCATGGATTTTACGAACCTAAAAATGCGATACTGCCCCAACTGCGGCGCAAAGATGGACGATGCGGAATGAAGCACCGAAAGGAGAAGACGATGGCTAAATACAGAATTTGCTTTAGTGTCGCCGGGGAAATTGGCGGAGAAATAATCTTTGAAGCGAGTGCAGGCGTTTCTTATGAGGATGCGGCAGGATCGATTGATAAGGACGCGCTCGCTGAGAAGCTTAGCCTTGACTGTCTCGGTTACTCCGCGAAGGACATTGAGATCATCGCGCCTGAAGAATTTGACGCTGAGTTTGGAGGTGATGGCGATGAGACTAATTGATGGTGATGCATTGAAAAAGCGTGTAAAAGAAAGCACGGCAATTCTAAGCGTAAAGGTTCTTGCGGAAACGCTTATTAATACCGCGCCTACGATTACCGCCGTATCCGTCCCGCAATGGATCAGCGTCAAGGATGGGATGCCGGAAAATGAAAAGCAGGTTATTCTTCTCCGGCGAAATGGTAAAGTTTCCCGAGCTGAAGTCCGAAAAATCGGGGAGACTGTTAGATTTCGCTTGTACTCCGAAGAGGACGATTATTCTCCGGTAACGCACTGGGCGGCATTCCCTGCAATGCCGCTTCCCGAACCACCGAAAGGAGAAGAGGAATGAACGAAGAGCGGAAACGTGTGTGCTGCAACTGCGGCAACTGCATCAGATATCCAACAAAGGACGGAATCCGGTGTCGGTGCGCAATAGACGGTCGTCACATTGGCTATTTGCAGTGCTTTGAACACTGGTGCAGACGGTGGAAAAGAGAAAGAACGTGGGACGGTGAAGAAAATGCCTAAAGCAATAACGGACGGAAAGCCCTGCTGCTTCTGCGATCCAACAGACCCGCGGCTGAATTGCTCTCAGAGAAAAGGATGATGAAGAAAATGGAAAGAACGCTTGATTTGCCAAACAACGCCGTAGCAATGACGGTTTCTGTGGTGCGCGATAACGGCACTTGTTTTAATATCGGCATAAAATGCTTCGGAACACCTGAGTTGCAGAGTGGCAAAATACTCCGATTTACTGACGACAAAGGCGGTGACATCGATGCATAAACCCTGCTACGGAAAATGCCCCCGCTGTGTGTGGCGGTGGAATGGGGGGTGTAACGAATGGCAATGACGGATTTGGAACAGACCGCAATGGAGCGTCTGCGTCTTGCGTCGTCAATGTCGTTGAAACTGTACAAGCAGCCGCTACTGCTGACCGACAGCGGCGGGAAGGATAGTGCCGTAATTTGTAAGCTCGCCGAAAATGCCGGAATCCCGTTTGAAATTTGCCATTCCCATACGACAGCGGACGCGCCCGAGACGGTGTACCACGTCCGAAAACGCGCCAAAGAGTTCGAGGAAAAGGGCGTTGAGTACACGATAATTCTTCCAACATATCAAGGCAAACGCACGTCAATGTGGGATTTAATTCCCAAAAAGCTAATGCCGCCGACGCGAATTGCGCGGTACTGCTGCGCGGTCTTGAAAGAAACGGCAGGCAAAGACCGATTTGTAGTTACAGGTGTCCGGTGGGCAGAATCTACCCAAAGGGCGACAAACCGGGGGGCGCTGGAAGTACAAAATTCTGACCGAAAGAAAAGCCTAATCCTAAACAACGACAACGAGGAAGACCGACAGCTTTTTGAAAATTGCCAGATGAAAGGCAAACGGGTTTGCAATCCCATCATTGATTGGACGGATCGGGATGTGTGGGATTACCTTACCGACCAAAAGGTTGAGACGAACCCGCTTTACAACGAGGGCTTCTGCCGCGTCGGTTGT